GTATGCTCAGAAATATCCATCATTTCCTCCACCATCATATCCGCTTGCTCCTCTTTCGCGCGCGCGTATTGTTCAGCAAAACCGTTGGTATCTTCCTGTATCCATTTAAAAATACTCGTCACCGATGGCATTCCCGGCTTTTTGCAGATAGTTCTAAGGCTTCTTGTTGTTGTGGCAACTTCAAGGCAAACCCTATCCGCTAGTTCCTGAGTGTATATCGCTGGCCTTCCGTGTTTCTTGGGTGTCTTGCCTTCCATTGTTGTTGGGTTATTTGTTGTACTAACAAAATTAGCATTATTTTTCTACTTGATTAGTAAAGGGTAAAACAGTTTGACTAATAACCTTATATGCCATACTTCTTCCGGATTGATTGTAATACGCTTCTAATACCTGGAATCGGATAAATTTATTGCCTCCAATTTCCCCTATCTGAGTTCTTGAGACGCTTTCGCCCCTATTTGCGCACATATCAAACTTTCCGTCTTGCTCTATGGTTTCCCACTTTATTTTGTTATCCACGCCTATTCAATTTTTTGTATTGAAACAATATGATGAAACTTTACTTGGAAAGGCTTGATTGTGTCTATTCATTCTTATTGAAGATTGTTTTCTGATTTAGGGTTTCCCCCGGTTTGTCTTAAATGGTTTGAGTATGAAGCCTTTTCCATCCAGATAACCAAATCTTTGGCATTAATGGTATGCATTTTGCTGTTTACCATTTTGGGCATTATTTGCTTAATCTTCCACCAAATAAACTTCCAAATCGACAAATTTTGGTAAAACTTCTTTATTGATTGTATATCGGACTTTAGGTGTTTGTTTTCGATTTCTGTACCCCAAAGTTTACTTAGGCTCGCAGAGGCTGCAGACTCTATTTTTATAAAGGCTTCTTTAGCTTCTTTCCATTGTCCACAATAATCGTCTGCCATTTTGTTTAAAATGCCTATCTGATCTTTCTGCGCCCTAATTTCCCTATCCGTATCCCTTTTAATCTTTGCTAACTCCTTTTTTAAACGGGTGTTTTCTGAAATAAGCACCGCTTTTGTTATTTGCATGGATTATTTTTGGCAACTATATATGAGTTGGGATAAGGTAAGTTAATTAATAGTGTTTTTTTCTCCAATCTTCTGCGTAGTTTCTAACAACAGCAGCCCACAATATTGATAAAATAAAGCAAGGTATTAATATATACCATTTACCTGGTATTAAGTTATATAAACCAAGTACAGCAAAACCTAAAAAACCCCACCACGAAAAAAACATAAGAAAAATAAAATATAAGGTTTTCATATTTGATGCTTATATATAAGTAAACTTAATAAAAAAGGCTGCAATAATTGCAGCCTTTTGATTTTTTATTTACCAGTTAATGTATCGTAAGTTAACCTTTTACTATCAGCCCCTTTAATAGCAGTTTCAAACTTCTCTACCCCTGAATCTTTCCTGTTATTGTAACGGTACTCAAATTCAGTTGCATATCGTTGTAAGTGCTGTGGTGATACATAATGATAGATACCAATAATACCACGTTTAAAAGTACTCCAAAAGTTCTCCATATTGTTAGTGGTAAAGCATCCGCTTGCATACTGTCCTTCACTATGGTTTATTGAAACATGGAAAAAATCAGCGTCTAATGACTTATGATATTGCCGTGCTTCATCTGTTACCATAATGCTCCCTGTTTCTATCCAGTTCTTCACTACTGGCAGAATAGTAGATATTTCAGTATTAGGAATAACTAAGGTTTTAACTTTTCCTGTGATGCTCCTTGCACCGAATACAATGGACTTTCCTTTGCCGCCCTGCGTATTCTTATGCTTCTTATCCGCGTGACGGTTCTTATTTAGTCCACCTACAAGTGTTTCATCTATTTGTACCACATCTGTAAAGGTTTCAGGTGCGCTATCTTTCAGCATTTCACGAATACGGTGATTTATAAACCATGCTGTTTTTTGAGTAACACCTAATTGCTCTGCTAATTGCAAGGAACTAACACCTTTTTTAGAGGTAGATATTAAATACATAGCACCAAACCATAGGCGTAAACTGATTTTTGTATTCTCGAATATTGTACCGCTAATAACAGTAAACTTCTTACCACATAGCTTTTCGCCACATTTAAAACCCCTATTAGTACGGTATATCTTACCCGCATTACCACAATGAGGACAGGCAATAGAACCGCCCCAACGTTGTTGCTCATACCAATCTTTACAGGTTTGTTCATCCTTAAAGAAGTCTAATAGTTGTTGTAAGTTCTTGAATTGCGTTTCCATTTCAATTAATTGTACTGTAAATATACACTTAGTCCCAATATCTGCCTAATTTTTACTAAAATATTTTTCAAACCATCTAAGTCACAAATGTTTATTGAAATTTTGTATTGCAGTTAATAATTGATTATCAATCATTTATAAATTTTGTTAACAAGTGAAAAAATATTTCATCATTTGTTGTTAGTAAACATCTATCTTTACAATGCTAAAACATTAACAGATGAATAATAATATACCCCAAACAGATCAATCATCTGTTGCTAAGCCCAAAAGAATTGTTGAGAGGAGTGCGGCTTATCCAGTTATTTCAATTGAACGTGCAATTCAGTTTGTCGATGCGTTTGCTAAAAATTTCCCTGGGTCTCCCTATATAAGTAGAGAAGATATTGCAGCTGTATTAAAAACTAAAGCGACTCACATACATAGAGACATAGCGGCAGCATCTCATTATGGGCTATTAAATAGAAAAAAGGAAACATATCAAATTACAGAATTATATAAAACAATCTGCAATCATTTATCTGATGCTGAAAAACGAAAATGTTTACTACAGGCTTTTGGTTCTCCAAAACTTTATCAAGATTTAATCAATAACCACGATGGGCATGTAATACCACCTGAATTAAGAACAATTTTAATAAGGTTTCACAGGATTGCAGAAAAGGTTGCACATGAGGTTGCTGCGCTATTTATTGAAAATGCTAAGTTTACTGGAGCAGCGAATGAACATAATATTCTGAATTATAAGCTACAATTAGAAAAGGTTAGTGCGCCCGGATTTGAATACGCAGAAGTTGTTACAGAAACTATTATCAATACTCAAACAAACGCTAATTCCGGGCAAATTATTGATTTAATTACACCCCAATTGGATGAACACAAAACACCTAAAGATCAATTAAGGCTTCCTGATATTCCAAACTCAGAGGATATTAAAATACCCCTCTCTGGAAAACAATTCGCATTTTTAAGATACCCAAGTAACATAAAGAAAAAAGATATAGAAATATTAAGAAAACAACTTGACTTGCTTGAGTTGTTGGCTGAATAAAATAAGGGGAAATAGAAATTTCCCCTTACATTCTTAGTTCGCTAAAACATTAAGAATAAAAAATTAGACCAGCAAAGTATCGGCATCAGTATATGTGCCGTTAACCCATCAGCACCGCTCTCTCATCAGGAGTTTCTCATTAGACGTAAGGTGTGCTGCGGGGGCTTTGTTGTTATTACAAAGGTACGCATATATATCGTATATACAAACGAAAAAACATAAATTTGCTATATGGCAAAGGAAATAAAGATTAATAAATCTACCAAAAAGAGAGAGCCTAAATACGAGCCAAAGGTTACGTTCAACGGTACGTTTGAGCAAATGATACAAATATCTACTAGTGGTGCGGGCGCAACAAAAAAGATAAAATCTTCAGCAATGATAGATACCGAACCAGCTATTTGCCCTACCTGTGGTGCAACTGGGAATTTCATACCGCCATCAATCACAGAAGGCAAGAAACTTATAGTTCGCTATAAATGTAACAATGGGCATTTTTTCACTAAAATTATTGATTTAATTTAATCTATTCTTTTAAATCCTGTCCCAACTCATATATAGTTGCCTTATTTTTTAAGGGGTTTCAAAAACGTATTTATCAACGTGTTTAGTCATTATATACTGATAATTTTCGTGGTCCCTTTCGTTTGGCTTTCTGATATAAATAAATACTTTATCAGCCTTTAAAGGCAACATTTCCAGTAAGTAGATTATCGAAGTGCTTACCGTATGAATTGTTTTAGCCTTTTCAATAACCATAGCCCAATCAAATAAGGAATATCCGGGGCGCGGCTGAAGTTTTACGATATGACCTTCTGCATTAATTACCCTTTTACCCGTTAAATCGGTGCAGAATATTTCGTTTACCAAAGTGTATTCCTGTCCTTCGTGCAACCCGAGTTCTTTAAAAAGTGCCGTTTCTTTCTCTGCGTTTCTTACAAACTGAGCGTCTTTCCATGTTTCCCAATCGTAACCCATTGCGTCATATTTTGAGCGCATACAATCCTTGAAAGGTACTTTTTGGGTTTCGTAGGTCCACCGGAGCGGTATCATTCTTATTCCGTCAATTACCTTGTCGATCTTGTTATCGTAGTTTACATTTACTTTTTTGTAGTCGATGAAAGTAATTTGAGGGTAAGCCTTGTTTAATCCTTCGACATAATCTCCTTTTACGGGCCAAATAACTTTGTATCCCTCTTTTATCAGATTGTAACCTATTTGAATTGAAAATATTACATCCCCAATCCCAAAGAATTGCTGAATTAACGCAACATTGGTATCTTTTGAATTTGATTTGTCGATATGGTTACCGTGAAAGCCAAATTCATTACTCCATGTTTTGTTGGATTGGTTGTAACCTTCAATGGAAAATTGCCGGGCCAATTCTTCAGGTGCAAATTTTATCCCATACTGAGTTTCCAAATAACGCCTCCTTTGTCTGCAGATAACATCGTCCTCCGGGTGAAAAACCCTTTCAAAAGCTGCGTCTTTTGCCACAATTTCCATTAGTTTTTTTGACCTCAAAGAAAAGCCTCCGTTTCCTACGTTCATGCCATCCCTGTACCACCAGGGAGCCCCTATATAGTCATAGTTTAACCATTCAGGGTTCCAGGCTTTGTAGTTTAATACATAGCCATCCCATTGAATAATTAGCATGAAATCCGTTTTAACGTGCTTGTAAAGTTCCTTTACACAGAATGCGGAATAGTCTTGCTTTGATCGAATCTGGGCGTTGTTTATCATTTTTACATCGCCAAACAAAATATCTCTCGTTGAAATATCACAGGCCATTTGCAACCGGTCTGCGTTGGTATCTACCCCGATTAAAGTTACATTAGGCAGATGCAACGGTTTGAATGTATCTGAAACATCTGCCATTTCTCCCCCTGTGCCTGAGTGTCCCATGCTGCTTTCTAAGCCTATATGCTGAATTAATGAAGGTGAGGCACAAATAACCCCATTGCCGGCGTTTAGGCAAGCGCGCTGATCCCAATTGCCGGAAGTGTTTAAAGCCGGTAGAATCCAGTCATTATACATCTTAGGGGTGAAACAAAGGTTTATTCCTCCGACTGTCTGCCTAATTTTGAATCCTTGCCCTTCACCTATTGTTTTGTGACGGGGTGAACCATCAGGATTTTTGTTGGTACACTCGAAGCCGGTTATTAATTGGTTAGGGAATCTTTCGTGCAGCTTTATAAGTTCGGTTGCGAAGTCGTTGCGGACTATTGCGTCACCGTCCAAATTGATTATAAGGTCAAATTTAAACTTATGAGGATAATCTTTTTCCTGAAAAACCCCTATCCCATCTCGAATAAGTTTTTTTATCCCTTCATTTTTAAATTTTTTAAATCTATACCATTTGTTTTTTGCACAAAAAACGGCTATTACATTATCCACTTCCGCGTCTGTGCTTGCGTCATCAACGATAACTATAAACGTACCTTCAGGCAGTTCTGCCCGTTGCAAACTCTCCAAACATTGTTTTAAATATTTGGGCCGGTTATAGGTTGTAACTATTATTCCTAGTTTCATTGAATGCCCTTTGTTTTCACGATATGTTTTGCCTTAATCGCTTTAAAAAAGTTTGGATTTGTACAGGCCCAAATCCTTTCTTTTTTCAAAGAATCAACTAATTCTTCTGCTTTTACAATTGCTTCGGCCCATTTGTCTAAGCACTCATTTGATTTTGGTTCCATAAGAGTTAAATAAACGGTAGAATCGTCAGAAATAAGTCTTACCCCCTTTTCGGATTCCTTTTCCCTTGAATCGGCGTGAGTAAATAAAACCCTTAATAATGGGCCAGCATTTTGAATAAGGTCAAAAAGTGCTTTTTCAATGCGAGATTCTTTTTCAGTCATATATGTTAGTTTTTATTTTCCAAATCTTTTTTAGTAATTCTCTTATCGACATCAAAAGCAAATGTTCCTATTACTTTAAAAACATCGTAACCCTCTGATATTAATGTTCTGAAAGTTTCTGAATCTTGATGATCGCTACCGTGATATGGTTTTAAGAGTAGTTTTATACAATAGTATGGGATGGGAAATACTTTGCTTCCATTGTCTAGCCAACAATCCTTTTTATGGATGGCATGAATCAAACATTTATCCCCGGGAATAAAATTTGCAAACTTTTTCCAATAGGTGTAAGTGCCTTTTGGCTCAGCGACTATTACCGCTTTTTGACCCAAATAAAACCCTATGATCTGTTTTATATCAGTTATCATGAATTTTTATTTTAGGGTCAAAGGCTTTGTAATAAGTACGTTTTATATTGTACTCTCTCATGTAGTTGAAAAGAGTTCTTTCGCTTCGTAAGCCTAATAGTTTGGCTGCTTCTTTTATCGTGTCAGCTTTATTCAGGGCTTTTACTACTAAGGGCTTTATATTCTCTCGAATGTTTAGGGTCTGCATTGAGGCTTCTTAATTAGGCTTTGAAAAATTATTACAATCGGATTAACTGGAATATTTATAAATCTTGGGATTATAGTATATTCCGGCAATTCATCTTTTGGTATTAATAAACTTGTCCATCTATTTACTTCAATCGGGGCTACTTCTTTTTTGTTATTGCTTGATACTTTTATTTTTGAAGTAGTATGCCAAGCATTACATTGTTTGCAATAATAATTACGAATCTCTCTGCGCCAATCTTTCCCATTTTCGGCTTGCTTTAAGACGATTAGTGATTCTTGCTTTGAAAGCCTTAGTTTATTGCATTCATGCATACTTACTATTTACTTTCCTCATGCTCAATATAATCAGAGATCGCTATTCTCAATTGGAGTAAAAAACATAGCCCCCACGGAACGGCTACATTTATATTGCCTTCATAAACATTGCTTGCACAAAGGTAAAACGATGCCAATGCACATAATACCCAAACATAATACGTTCTTATTTTCATAGTTTTATTTTTTGGTTAGTTTGGTAATTGTATTTTTTTTATATCCCCTCAGATTTATTTTAATAGTTTAGTAATCTGAACCTTATTTTTTGTAAAACTAGACGTGTGTATTCTTATAAGTTTATCAGTTTTATCTAAAATGGCATATTCATTTATCCTGTGGTAATCTTTATATATCCAATGTTTTTCTACAGAATAATTCATTTCTAAAATTTTACCTTCTGCTTTTTTTACAAGTTGACCCGAAATATTTTCTTCGTAGACTACTACCTTATCTCCAATATTAAAAGAAAAAGGAAATTCTATAGTAGCGATCTTTTTTTCTAAAAAATCTATTCTTACTTCTAACTGTGACAAATATTCTTTTGTAAGAAACCTGTCTTTAGAACTATCAATCTTTTTTATTTTGAAATTTGGATATAGAAACATAAATTTTATTTTTTATACGAAATAACAATAAACGAATTATTCAAATCCACGTTTGACACAAATACATCTTTCCACATTTCCGGCTGATCGGTGAAATAGTCTTTTAATATTTGCGGGGTAAATTGATGCTTATGTTTTCTGTTTGACCAACTACGCCAATACTTTTGTGAATGATCGGGCAGATAAAGAAATAAAACACCGCCCTTTTTAAGTTTAGTATGCCAATAATCAAGGGCTTTAACCCAATTATCTAAATGCTCTAAACAATGGGAAGAAAAGATATAATCCCAATCGGGGTAAGGAATATCGAAAGCATTAAAATTATTCAAAACTGGATCTATCGGAACTGAGCCCGGAAGTTTCCATTCTTCACGATTGCAGCCAACATCCAATCCTTCACCTTTGCAAACCTCTAACGCAAAAGGAAAAGCAAACCTTGCAGCGAACCCACTAGCTTGCCATGACGGGTATATCTCCCCCTTAAATTCAACTGTCTGCATCTTCTGATTTTGAGGGTTCCTGAACATTAATTTCTGCAAAAGCATGATGGGTAAAACCCTTTGTCGTAATGACTTTTGCCGGGGAAACAGGTCCATCAATAAAACCCCGGGCGTTCTTCAACCTTTGAAGTGCCGCAATCATTACATCGACTTTCATAGAAAATCGTAAATCACCAAATGCGTCTGCTTTAAATGCGATTCCCTCAATCTTGATTAGTTGGGGTTCTTTCTGTGGGAGGTTGTCCATTAATTCGGGTTAGTGCTTTGTTCGCTAAATCCCTATTTCGCTGAGCGGTAAATGGACATCTGCAATCTTTATCAGATTGTTTTGCAATCCTTTCGATGGCTTGCAGTAAGATGTTGAATTGATCTTCAAGTGTCATTAACTAAGCGAAAAAGGCTTTACGGATACTAAATTAATGAGCATTTTTATTACTAATGAAATTAGCTAAATCACTTAGTTAGTTTTTTTGAACCCGAGTTATAAATGATAGAACATTGTCAATCTTAAATGTGTGACAAATCTTTGTGAGGGTATCTAATCTACATTGGCAACGATCTTCTTCGTATGCCTGATAGTTCTTAAAAGGGATGCCAATTTTCCGGGCGGCTTGTTCCTGGCTCCAATCTTTTAATTCACGAATTTGTCTTAGGTTAATTGCAAAAGGGCGTTTATCAGTCATGGGGGAATGGCTTTGAAATCAAATTTACTCAACCCAATACGCAACCTTAAAAATAAATATCCCCAAATGTGTAATATTATCAGGCGTTCCACGTGGAACATTTGAATCCTAACGCGGTCACTAGGTACACGCAATGAAACCCGCTTCTATAGCGGGTTTCATTGTTTTTACATCTATTTGCGGTCACGGTTTTATAAAATTAACTCCACATAAACCCAACAAAACCCATACATTTACACAACCCGAAACGCAACCTATGCAACCCATAATCAATACGATTATACGGAAAGATAAGAAAAAGATTATTGACAATATAGAGTGTGTGCCCGTTATTTTACAGGTGTATTACAAAGGGCAAAGGCGACAAGTGTTTACTGGAATCTATGTTGAAGAAAAGAATTTTGAAGATGGCAAAGTAAAATCGGGCATAAATAAAGACCATTACAACCGGCTTATCTCCAAAAAAAAGAATGATCTTGAGAGAACATACCTAAGCCAAGCCGTAGAGGATGGCATAAAATTAAAGGGCGCGGCTGCCAAGAAAGAACATAGGTTTTTCCCCTATGCTAAGGCTATGATCGAACAAATGAAAACCAGGTGCAAACCTTCTTACCTCAATCGATATAGCTACCTTATAGACAGCTTCAAAGAATACGCCGGGGATATACTTATTTCAGATGTTACACCTGAACTTTTAAAGAAGTATGAAAAATATTTGTTTGGCAAGGATATAACCCCCAATACAATAGGCAGAAACATAAAAAAAATAAAACAAGTCCTTAATGACTATGGAACTCCCATAAAGTTTAAAACAATAGGCTATAAACAACCACAAAGAGAATATTTAACCTACCATGAAATAGAAATGATTGAGCAAAATGATTATAACCATATTGCAAAGTGGTACTTCTTACTTTCTTGTTATACTGGATTAAGATATGGAGATATGAAACAAATAAAGGAACGGGTATCGGTAAACAACGGCGTTCATAGGCTTATCCTTTCTACTTCAAAGACCGGGGAGATAGTAAGCATTAAACTAATTGACAAGGTTATAGGCATTATAGAAAACTTGTCTGAACCTATTTTAACAAACGAGCATTGCAATAGAGCATTAAAAGAAATGGCTACTATCTGCGGGATAAATAAAACTTTGACTTTTCACATGGGAAGACACTCGTTTGCCGTAAACTCAGCTTCTTTGGGATTCCCTATTGAGGTAGTAAGTAAATTATTAGGGCATTCATCTATAAGAACAACGGCTATTTACTACAAAATAACAGATACTAAAGTGGATGAATGGATGGATAAATGGGCGTAAATCTCACTTAAACCCCATACGAAAACTGGCGTTTGAAATGGCAAGCGGCTTTATTTGCAAGGCTTCAAACGCCACAAGGCCAAAGAACTAAAAATAAGGTATGGGAAAACCTATAATGTATTGACGTTATGTTACTTGCGTTAGCCTTTTGTGCTGAAGGAATGTTTTAAAAAGAAAAAAGCGTGGAACGTCTGAGCCGATAGGCGAAGCAACTATTTTCGCTTAGATAAATTAATTATATTTAAATTAAGAACAAGCCCGTAAAACGAAAGGCCGATGTTTTTACATCAGCCTTTTTGTTTTGCAAATGGGATTATGGAAGTTCAACGTAGAGCCGTTGATGCCCCAAGACCATTCGTTTAATATTAATTCTCCAGCACATGAAGAATTTTATTAAGCTAATCGAAGCACTCGCAATGCTTGTGATAGCCTTAGCCTTTTTTAAGGCCGTTTCAAACTAGCGTGTTTCCTTTTTCTATGCCCCGACTTGTTCGGGGCCTTTTTTATTTTACTCGCTTTGATAAAAAACAGAAGCGTTGGCTTTTCTTTTTTAAACATCGTGCGCGCATTTAATATAACGCTCAATTATAGGTTTTACCATTTCCTTTTTCTTTGGCCTTGTTTTCGTGTGGGGTTTAAGTGACGGTCCCGCTCTGCCTTTGAAATGCTAAGGTAGAAATTATTTTGGAAAATCAAAACAGCTATTTTAAGGTAACCTTATTCAAAAAGTATAAAAAAGATGTTGCTCCATCTTCTTTTAGCGTGTAATCTTTATATGTTTTATAAAGATTAAACCTTATCCCTTTCAAGGAATTGTTTAGAAAATCATGCATCCTAAACCATATTCTCGCATTATAATAAGATGCTCCGTTTAATGGCTGAATAAGTTCTGAGTTGCCGTATTCGCTATAAATTGTTTGGGTAGAATCATCTTCAAATAAAAATATGGCTGATGATTTATCGTCCGCAAAGGCTTCGTAACGAATACTTGTTTTAAATGAAAATCCTATAACGGTATCCTCGTCATTTCTTATAAGTTTGGCGAATAAAAAATCGGTATCCCAAAAGCCGCCTGTTTTTATTTTAATTCTATACCAATCGGTTTCCCATGTTGTCTTTTTGGTAAAGGGATCTGTTTTCTTTATCCAGTCCTGAGAAAAGGAGAAAATGCTTGTTATAGTAAAAAAGATTGATAAGATAAATTTCATAGGGTTGATTTAAGTTCTTCTATTTAACCATCCATTTATAAGCCAAAGATTTTTTATAGCGGTTTTAGGCAATTCAAACTCATCGTACATCTCACTATTTTCTGATCTAAGTAAAAAGGTAGTTTTTACATCAGAATGCCTCCGAATATATTTAAGGTATCTACGCCCGTCATTACATACTATCCCATATATCTGTCCATATTCCAGGTGACTCACCCAATCATCTATTTTTGTGCCAAATAGAATACTCCCCGATTTAATAAGTGGCTCCATGCTATCAGAATAGGCTCTAAAGGCCGTACAACCCGCAAATTCCGGTATATCCATTTCATAGGCCACTTCTATCATATTTGAATCGTCATAAAATTCTATCAAGCTAGTTCCCGCTAAAAAATCTACATCATAAAATCTAACTGGATGCTTATTTTTATTCCCTTTAATTGACTTTGAAACAACTATATCCTGAGTGGACTTATTATATTGTTCCCCCATAACGGGATATAATTCCCCAAAATGCTTCTTTAATATAATAGCATCTTCCGCCTTCGGCTTACCCTTTCCCTGCTCCCATTTAGCTATCCTATATCTAGGAATCCCAGTAATATCGGCAACATCTTGTTGAGTAAGCCCTTTTATATCTCTTATTTGTTTAATATCCATGTTAATAAGAATGTGAATAACTTCCCAAAAATAAATTCCCAAAATATTTGGATTTAGGGAATAAGTTCCCCTATATTTGTTCTGCGTTAATGATTAGTCAATAACAATTTGAAACAAAAATATACTTAATCTATGAATATCACAACTGCGGAAAGTCACAGTAAGGTCAGAAAAAGCGAGTATCTGACTAAAGAGGACAAAAGGGCTCTCAAAGCATTTATTAAAAACTTCCGGTTTGATTCTCATGCAGCCGAAGAAATGGGTATAAGCAGGGCTGTATTATGCAATGTGATGGCAAAGGGAAGTGGTGCGCCTCAAACGTTGGCTAAAATACGCTCAACAATCTACGCATCAGCATAATGAAAGTATCTCCCCGTCATATAGCCGCTTTCGATGATATAGTATCTCAAAAAGATGCTATGAAAAAGCTAGGGTTATCTGATGAATGGTTTAGAAGAAAAAGAAAAGAAGGGGTAATAACTGGAACGCCTCTTTCAAACAATAGGAATTGGGTTTATAGCAAAACTGAACTGGCCTCTTACTTAAAAATAACATTGTCTTAAACACTTTTTATGACCACAATCTATAACACCGGAGAACTTACCCTGAAACAGCATGATTTAGCTACGAGTACAGAATGGAGATTAAGTGATGGAGTTCATACTTGCTCATTGGGATTTCTTCCGGAAGAAAGTGATTTAGAAGGTATTTGGGAAGATTATTTACAGGTAAAAGAGGATAGCGAATTAGTGGACGAGTTTATGAATATGGACACAGTAGAAAACTATTGACCCATGATAACACTATTCGTTTTACTCGGCCTTTGGATTTGGTTAGCCAATGAGTTTAGAACGGAACCGACCATTGAAGATGAGTTTAACCCAAATGACAAACACGATTTTATTAGTTAAATCACCCGCTATGAATACTATCGAAGAACAAAAAGCAGACTTACTCAAAGCATTGTCTTTGATTGCTCAAATGGAGCAAAAAAATAGGGCTTATACAGTTGCAGCCAAGATGCTTAACCATTGTCATTGCAAAGAAACAAAAGACTATTGGCAAAACCTGGGAGATACAACGGTGGCCGAAAAACTTGATTTGTACTTACAATATGCTGAAGTGATGAAAAGAATCGGAGCAAGTTTTATTCCGGCTGAGAAACAAACTAACAATGCTATGCCTTCTAATATGGAGTGTGCAGAAGCCTACGCACTTGCAATATCAACACTCAACTAATGAATTTCCCAATAGGATATATTAAGCAAATGATTTTCCAAATGTGCCTAAATGCAGGTTTTATTCCTGAGAGAAAAGATTTAGACAAAGCCGTTAACAAGTATTTATTAATAGCCTCAATTCAAAACTAATGAATATCCAAAGCCCCAAAACAACCGACAAAGAACAACTTATTTTATTCTTCTTAGGAATGGCAATAGGTGCAGTCTTTTATTTCACGGCAAAACATTTTTTCATATAGCGGCAGTTTTGACAATGTACCTGCGAAGGCTTCTACCTATAAGCAGGTTTATTTGAAACTTCCCCCCTCTCTATATATAACCCCGGAACGTGTTACAAATCCTTAGATAATAATCAAAAGGTAAACTGCCGGGAAACTTTTAAAAAAATTGGATTATGCAAGAAAGTTACGAATGGGTTAAAAGAATAATCGAAAGCTGCAACAATCCTTTTCATATCGATTGCGCTAAAAAGGTCATTGAATGCTTTTATGAAAAGTTCGGAGAAAGCGAACAGTACCAAGACTTGCTTAACACGCTTCTTTCAAAGGAGCCTATGATAATCGTTTAAAAACAAAAGGCAACGGCAACCTATACCCGTCATATATGCGAAAAATTACAGTCGCGGTAACCGAAACGCAGCACAAAAAAATCACTGCAAAAGCCAAGAAATCAAAGACAAGTGTGGCAGCCCTTGTTAGATCATTGGCTAAATAAAAAAACATACCCGGAATGTTTGCAGCATTCCGGGTTTAAAAAACAAATTGTCAAATCAGAAAAACAAGGTTATGGAAAATCAACAAATCCCCGAAAGAATGGAAGTATCGGTTTTCTCCGATGCAACCGGTTTCGAGCATGGTCAAAGAGTAGCTAAGATGTTAGCTTCCTCGAACCTTATCCCAAAAGAATACCAAAACAACATTCAAAACACGATGATAGCCTTAGAAATGGCTAATCGTGTAGGGGCTTCTCCCCTTATGGTAATGCAGAACCTTTATATCGTTCATGGCAAACCTTCCTGGAGTTCTACTTTTATTATTGCCGCTTTAAATTCTTGCAAAAAGTTCTCCCCTATCCGTTTTGAATTATCAGGTAAAGAAGATCAGTACGGATGTTCTGCTTGGGCCTACGATATTGCTACAAACGACAAATTGGAAGGACCAAAAGTTACCATTGACATGGCTAAGAAAGAAGGATGGTTTACAAAGACCGGATCCAAATGGCAAACAATGCCTGAGTTAATGCTCCGTTACCGTTCCGCAGCTTTTTTTGGTCGCTTATACGCCCCTGAAATCATGATGGGTATGCAAACAATGGAGGAAGTGCAGGATGTTATCGCAGAGCTTCCGGCAGACGGTTTAAAAGAGGCTATTGGCTTAATGGAGAAAGCAACAAGCAAAGAAGATTTTGAAACCATTAAAGCGACATTCCATGAACTGGAAAATAATATCCAGTTTATTAAAAACTTCCAATTCTTCACCCGTAAAAATCTCAAATAATGGAAGGATATTTTTCAAATACTGATTGGCTTACTCAGAGATTAGGCCGGTTTACAGCTTCTGAGGTTTATAAATTATTTGTCGGCGTCAGAAAGAAAGATGAATTTTTTGGACAGGGGGCATTGACTTACATACGCCAAAAAGCAGCCGAAGTAATTACCTGTGAAGTAAAAGACACAATCGATTTTAAACAAGCGGAATGGGGTAAAGCAAATGAGCCAGAAGCAAACAGAATGTTTGAAGATATTATTGGGATTAAGGGCAATTATTACGGAGTTGCAGAACCTAAGTTCTTCCCTTATGGTGAACATGGGGGCGGTTCTCCCGATTGGGAAAGCCTCGATCAGACTGAAGGGGCAGACTTTAAGTGTCCGTTTAATTCAGATGTTCACTTAGAAAACCTTCTTATTAATTCAGTTGCTGAATACCGGGAAAAGCGTTGGGAGTATTACTGCCAGGGGCAAACTAATATGTTAATCAGAGGATGGAGCCAATTTTATGCAGTTAGCTATGACCCTCGCATGCCTATGCCTTTACAAATGAAAATCATTGCTTTTGGCCCGGATGCTGATTGGGTAAAAGAGTTTAAAGAAAGGCTAGCTAAAGCCGGGGAGGTAAAACAGTCAATGATTGATTTGCTTTCTACAAGATCAGTATTGATTGCTGAGCATGATTCAGAAGTTGGCGCAACAATTTTAAAAACAGCCTAAAATCATTTTATGAAAGCTACTCATTATATAGAGGTTTATTCATGGAAAAAAGGGGGGTATACTGAGCAAATGAGATACCCCCTTTCGATAGAAACCCTCGAAGATCAGCTTGCCTATACTGCTAAAAACAATTTGGTAACCGTTGCCGTTTTCAAAATAACTCCCAAACAACAATCTTAATTTATGGGATACCTGGAAGAAAGGCTTGCAATGAAAAACGGCCTTAAAAAAACAGATCAACAATTAAGGGCAGAAGCTAGATTAACGCCCAAACCTAAACCTACCACCAAAAAAGAAGGTATAAGGGTTGACAATGTTCATCGGGCAGAAATAGAAGCAAACTTTTTAAAGTTTAGAGAAACAATAACTGGCAAATGTGTGAATTGTGGGGGCAAGACTTGTAAGAGCGACCCAAAATATTGGAAGTTCTCAGCCGCCCATATTTTACCAAAGAACATTTTTAAATCTATTGCTTCCAACCCCTTAAACCTTATTGAATTATGCTTCTTTGGAAATAGTTGTCATACAAATTATGATAACAAAATACTCGAAGCGCAATCAATGAAATGCTTCCCCTTAATTGTTGAAAGGTTTAAAGCCCTTTATCCTTTAATAGCACCAAGCGAGAGGAAGTATATACCGGATTATTTGTTACAAGAAATTGAACCAAAATAAAAATTATGAAACAGAAAATTAAATCATTTTGTGAAGGACACGGTATCACTAAAAAACAGTTTTCTGGGGAAGAGAAAATTCTCGGTTCCCTTGACCTGAGCAGTGTAACCTCAATACCTGAGGGCTTCAATCCTACGGTTGGCGGTTCCCTTTACCTGAACAGTGTAACCTCAATACCTGAGGGCTTCAATCCTACGGTTGG